AGGCTGCGGTTCGCGTGCAGGCAGACATGAACTGGCGGCTGACAGAGCAGATGCCGGAGTACCGCACCGAGCATGAGCGGATGCTGTTCAACCTGCCGATCGCAGGCTCCGCGTTCAAGAAGGTCTACTACGACACCTCGTTGGGGCGTCAGGTCAGTAGGTTTGTGCCGGCCGAGGACTTCGTGATTTCCTACGGTGCTTCGGACTTGACGACGGCAGAGCGCTACTCATGCCGCATGCGCTACACCAAGCAGGAGATCGAGTCCGCGATTGCGGCAGGCTTCTACCGCGACATCGACATTGGCACTCCCGGCAAGCGCAAAGACGAGATTCAGGACGCCAAGAACAAGCAAGTCGGCTTGTCGAGCATGGACGACGGCCGCTACGAGTTCGTCGAGATGCACGTCGACATTTCCGAACACGGGCTTGGCTTCGAAGATGGTGAGCATCTGCTCGCGCAGCCGTACGTGGTGACGATCAACATCGAGACTGACGCAATCATGTCGGTCTACCGCAACTGGGACGAGGGCAACAAGAAGCGCATCAAGAAGCAGCACTTCGTGCACTACAGCTACGTGCCGGGCTTCGGGTTCTACGGTTTCGGGTTACTGCATCTCGTGGGTGGGCATGCTCGCTCCGCGACATCGCTGACGCGTCAACTGGTCGATGCTGGCACGCTGTCGAACCTGCCGGGTGGCTTGAAGGCCAAGGGGCTGCGGATCAAGGGCGACGACACGCCGATCGCCCCGGGCGAGTGGAGGGACGCAGAAGTCATCGGTGGAGCGCTCAAGGATGGGCTGTTCCCGATGCCGTACAAGGAGCCCTCGATGGTGCTCCTGCAGTTGCTTGACCGAGTCGTCGAGGATGGCCGGCGCGCGGCGTCCACGGCTGACACCAAGCTCGCAGACATGACGGGCAACACGCCTGTCGGCACGACGCTGGCGGTGCTCGAGCGCACGCTCAAGGTGATGTCCGCGGTACAGGCTCGCGTGCACTCGACGCTGAGTCAAGAGCTGAAGCTGCTCAAGGCGCTGGTGAAGGACACTGCGCCAGAGGACTACGCCTACGACGTCGACCCGTCTCGCAAGGTCAAGAAGGCCGACTATGACATCGTCGAGATCATCCCGGTGTCCGATCCCAATGCGTCTACGCTGGCGCAGCGGGTGGTGACACAGCAGGCAGTGCTGCAGTTGGCGGGCACGGCGCCGCAGATCTACGACTTGCAGGAGCTTCACGGCGACATGTTGCGAGTGGTTGGCATTCGCGATCCCGAGCGGCTGATCCCGGGCCTCAAGGATGGCAAGCCGAAGGATCCGGTCAGCGAGAACATGGCGGTGCTGATGGGCAAGCCGGTCAAGGTCTACGCGTACCAAGACCATGAGGCACACATCAAGGTGCACATGGCGGCGATGCAGGATCCGAGGATCATGCAGTTGCTCGGGCAGAACCCGCAGGCGCAGATGCTGATGGCCGCCGGGCAGGCGCATTTGGCCGAGCACGTGGCCTACGCATACCGCCAGCGCATGGTGCAGGCACTGGGCGCAGATCTGCCAGATCCAGAGGACGACACGATCCCGCAGGAGATGGAATTCCAGCTTGCTGGCGTGCTCGCAGAAGCCGCATCCAAGGTATTGCAGCAGAGTCAAGCAGAGGCGGCACAGGAGCAGGCACAGCAGGCCGCACAGGATCCGGTGTTGCAGTTGCAGCAGCAGGAGCTGGCGTTGAAGGCGCAGGAGCTGGAGCTGAAGAAGAAGGCTCAGCAGGACGACGTCGGGCTCAAGCTCAAGGAGCTGGGTGTCAAGGCGACGATCGCCGACGAGGCCAATAAGGTCAAGCAAGTCATCACGGGGGCGCAGATCTCGGCCACCGCACAGAACAACGAGAAGGAACGCTTCGCCAAGGGGCTGCTCACTGGAGCGCAGCTTGCCGCGGATCGCCACCACAACACACAGGAGCGGCACACCAAGGGCGTGCTGACCGGTGCACAGCTCGCTGCTGACCGCTATCACGGTGATCAGGAGCGCACGTTGAAAGCGCAACAAGCTGAAGCGCAGGCGAAGGCCAAATCAGCACAACAACCCAAGAAAGGAAACGAATGATCGTTGTTCAATTCGCCGAGGAAGTTCGAAAGGAACTCAGAGCGCTGATGAATGATTTAGCAGACTACCTTGCAAGAGGTGATGCTATATCTTTCGAAGAATACAAGTCTGTTTCTGGAAAGATCAATGGACTTGCAACTGCAGAGAGAATGCTTCTCGATGCTGCCGAACGACTCGAAAGGAGCGCACTAGATGATTGAGAAACTGATCCTCCCCGTCAATATGCGGGGAAATGCGATCGCCGCCGAAGCGATCAAGCAAGAAGGCGAGGCCGGCGCCGCAGCGCGTACGAGGCTCGCGGAGGAAGGCCAGAAGGCGAAGATGCTGCCGGTGCCTACCGGGTACCGCATGCTTGTTGCCATTCCGAAGGCAGAAGAGACGTTCGAGGGCGGGCTGCTCAAGGCCGACATCACTCGAGCGCAGGAAGAAGTGATGACCACGGTGGGACTCGTGGTTGCAATGGGCCCTGATTGCTATGGCGACAAGGTCAAGTTCCCCAACGGCCCCTACTGCAAGGTCGGAGATTTCGTGCTGATGCGAGCCTACAGCGGCACGCGCGTGCGGATCTACGGCAAGGAGTGGAGGCTCATCAACGACGACACGGTAGAAGCGGTGGTGGAAGACCCCCGCGGCATCGGTCGCATTTAAGGAAACACCATGGCTGACAAAGAAATCACAGTCGTCGATCCAGACGACGAAGCACTCGAACTCGAGATCGTTGACGACACTCCGGAGAAAGACAAGGGGCGAACGCCCCTGAGCAAGGAGAAACTCGAGGCGGCGGAGCCTAGCGATGATGAGCTAGCTGCATACAGCGAAAGCGTGCAGAAGCGAATCAAGCAGATGAAACATGCGCTGCATGACCAACGTCGTGCGGCTGAACAAGCGGAGCGCGAGCGTGAGGCAGCGATTCAGTACGCCACTGCGATGAAATCGCAAGCTGAACAGCTGCAACAGCGGTACTCGGCCGGCGAGAAAGTGTTCGTCACTGGCATGCAGGAGAAAGCCAAGTCGGGTATTCAGGCAGCTCGGGACAAACTCAAGGCGGCAACGGAAGCCTTCGATGCAGATGCGATCGCCGATGCCACGCAGGAAATGAGCCGCGCGATCATCGAGGAGCAAAAATATATCGGTTGGGCGCAGCAAAACACTAGACAAGCGCAGAATGCTGATGTACAACAGCGGCAACCCGAGCCGCAGCGCTCGCCAGCTGTTCCTAGACCCGATGCTCGGGCACAGGAATGGGCCTCCAAGAACCAGTGGTTCGAAGTGGACAAGGCGATGACCGGCTTCGCATACGGTGTCGATGCCGAGTTGAATGCCCAAGGCATTACTGCAGCGTCAGATCCCGACGAGTACTACGGCGAAATCGATCGCCGCCTTCGGGAAACCTTCCCGAACAAGTTCGAGGGTACTGCGCCGTCTGCGCGTCAGGAGACACCTCGTTCCACAGTTGCTCCAGTGAGACGCTCAGCTTCTGGGAAAAGGGTTGTGACCCTGACCAAGTCGCAGGAGTCCATGGCCAAACGCCTGGGGCTCACTCCGGCACAGTACGCAGCTTCCGTCGTCGAATTGGAGAACCGCAATGGCTGATACCCCAACGCAAGAACGCACACCGCGCGAACTCACGAAGCGAACCGTTGATGAACGGAACACTCCGTGGAAGCCCGCAAACACGCTGCCGGTACCCGAGAAATCGGACGGCTACGTGTATCGCTGGCTGCGCAAGTCTTATCTCGGCGTCGAGGATCCGTCCAACATGTCGAAGAAGATGCGGGAGGGCTGGGAGCCTGTCGATCCGAAGGAACACCCCGAGCTTGCGATGTACCAAGACCCGCGCCAGCGCAATCAGGCGCAGTTGGTCGAGGTGGGGGGACTCATTCTGGCAAGGCTGCCACGAGAGCGTGCTGAGGCACGGCGCAAGTACTACGCCGACATGACGAATCAGCAGATGCAGTCTGTTGATCAGCAGTTGGCGAATGAGCAGACAGACAGTCGCATGCCGATCTTCAACAACCGGCAGACGAAAGTCTCGAGTTTCGGGCGAGGCTCTTGAGCCGCGCGTCTTTTTCACAAGGAGAACAGCATGCCTGTTTACACAGGGCCTAATGGCTTTGAGCCTGTTCAGCGCCGGGACGGTCTTCCGTATGCTGGGGTGACACGCGAGTACCCGATTGCGACCGGGTACACAGCAAATCTTCGGCGAGGCGATCTTGTTCGAGTGACAACTGCCGGCGCGCTCATTGTGTGCAACGATACTGACACGATTCCGACGACCACCGGCGGCTTCATGGGCGTTTTCATGGGC